CGCCTTGTATGCGCGGCCGTCGAGTGTCTGATATGTCTCGATGGTGTGCTCATTTGTAAGCGTGACTGATGTTGCTTGTGCATCGTAGTTGACAGTCGCGATCGTCAATACTAGATCGCGTCCGGTGATGACGGTCGTTGGCATAGCTTGTCTCCTAGTTTGTTTGTGTGTATTGAGTGGATATTTCAATCTCGCAAGCGAGAATGTCGGACGCTCCGATTGGCATTGGCGTTGGATTAGACACAGAGCCGACTGTGTAACCTGACGGAATAACCGCCAGAATGCTCATGACTAGCTGCTCGATGTTGTCGAGCGCGGCGGCATTTGAGTACATTGCAACGCCGACAGTGATGACAAGATTGACTTTGACACGGGTTGATGTGCCGATGAGATTTGCTTCAAGATATGGCGATGCTGGAACGACTGCAGCAAATGGCACAATTGGAGATTCTGGGACAGAGTCGTATGTGTTAGCTGCGACGCCTGCGATGGCTGTCTTGATTGCGCCTCGGACGCTTGTGGCGATGGTTGATGCAGGCATCAGCTCACCATTGATCGAGTATCGACCAAATCGCCTAAGAGCCCTATGCACCTGTTTGTGAGACTGCGGCCCATTCTGAATGGCGTCGGGCTAAAGTCCACGCCTTCGATCTGACCGCCTGCAGCTGTGCGGCTTTGGAATACTTCGACCGCGACTGCAAGGATTGCGCTTTCGACATTTGGATTGCCGATGTAATAAGTGGCCGCGCCATAGCCGGATAAGGTTGCAGTGCCATTCGGAATGATCTGACGGATCGAGACATCTGCATTTGTTAGCGCGGCCGTGAAATATAGATCGTCAGCCTTTGTGACTGTAAATGTGGCAGTAAATGGCGCAGGCATCTTTGTGACAACGACTGACTGGCCGACTGCAAAAGTGTGTGGCTCCCGTGTGTAGAAATAGGCCACATTGGAGACGAGCTTGTACTCAGTGATGGCTGTGGTGTTCTGCGTAAGGATTGGCAGGATTACGCCTTCGGCCGTGTCAATGATGTCGTCCAAATAGGCGTCATTGTAGAGAGATGAGCTCACGCCAAGAATTGATCTTAGCTGTGAGGCTGTAACGATTGCTGACATGAGCTCATCCCTTCTACTGCTCGGCCACCTCGGGAGCGAAATGGCCGATGGTTAATGTGTGGCGATTAAGCCTTGTTGTTCTTGAACGCTCCTGAGCCAATTTTCGTGGCGATGGCTCCATAGCCATACATCATGATTGAGATTTGTCCGGTTGCGATAACATCTGCGCGCAACTGGAATGTTGGTGACTCATACCATGTGTATGCCTCAGGATTGACGATCAAGATCGATCCATCTGTGTCTGTGCCTGCAGCTGTGTTTGCTGTGACATAGAGATCAAGTCCTGCGACATTTCCGCGGATTGATTGTGGTGTCGCTTGACCGCCTGTGAAGTTATTTGTGCCAGCGGCGACATTGTACAGAGGTGCGCCGTTGTTGTTGAGTGTCATCAAATTTGACCACTGTGCTGTGTTCACGATCATATTGCGAGCAAAGCGTTGTGTGCCGTTATAGACAGATGCTGAACCGCGAGCAACAATTCCGAGCAATTCTGCAGCTGTTGGATATGTTGTGGTGGTTGTTGCATCAGCTGTTGCACCAGCGATCAATGCTGCATTCACTGCAGTATCTGTGACCTTTGCGTACTGTGCAGCCATGTTGCGCATGAGCTCGTCCACAAAGAGTGGAGAACTTCTGTCAAATAATTCTACAGAAAATGTCTGAGAGCCACTGTACTTTTTTACAGACACTGACAAGAACTCAGAATTTTGATCGACATCTGCAACTGTGCCACCTTCAGCTTCTTCTGTGACGCTAGGGAGCTGAGTGATTTTTGGAATCTCGAATGACATACCAGCGTCAGGCAATGTGCCACGGCTGATCGCATCGATGTTGCTTCGGGTTGCATTTGCAAGGCCGTTGATCACCGTGGTGAGCTGGCGTGTTGGCACGAGGCCTGCATTGTCTGTGGTGTCTGCTGCAGCTGCGACATAGGCGCGAGCTTCTTCAGATCCCATTGCTGCCTTGATTGTCATCTCAAGCTGCTTTGTAGCTGAGAAATCTAAGCGTGGCTTTGCTGTGAATACGCCAGTGGTGCTGGCGGCTGTGACTGACTGTGCGGCTTCAACCGTCTCTGTAACGGCTGCCGCGTCTGTGACGGTGTTTTCCACTTCGTCTCCTTCTGTTGTTGGTGTTGGTGTTGCATCCTCATCCGGTGTGGATTCGGAATCTTCATCGCCTTCTGTTGCTGCGACTTCTGCAACGCGAGCTGATCGCACTGCAGGCTCTGAGACAAGCGCGACGCCTGTGAGCTCGGCTTTCAAGACTTTCATGTAGCCCTTTTCTTGGACATAATCCTCGACGGCAAGCTCCACGCTAAATCCATCGCGCAGGCCATCCATTGCTTCAATGAGTGCATCATTGCCAGCTTGTGTGGTGCTGATCTTGAATGTCGCATTGATCGCGCTATCGCCGTCCATTGACATTTCCATGCTCTTGCCAATTCTGCGTGTGCGATCGTGCTCTAGGTTAAGAAATACCGGAGCTGGATCGATTGAGCCTTTAGCAAATACGACTTTGCCTGTGCTCGCATTTGCAGGCTCATCAAATGCAACGATGCGGCCTGAGATCGTGCGCGATTCTGAATCGGCTGCAGTGATCGTGATTGGTGTTGTTAGCTTCATCCGATGATGTCCTCTTCTTCTCTGATTTCTTCAATTGTCATTGCGCCAATGCGATTTAGAATTTCGTACACTTGCGCTCTTTCGAGTGGATTGCCGCGCAAGAAATCGTCCAAATCAAAACGCACATATTCTGAGGCTGGGGTAAAATCCGTAAGTGAGAGCCTCTGTTCAATGATTGTGAGGATCGGACGAATTGAGAAATCAATGAGATCGCGTCGCTGATTCACAGCGTTGGAATAGGTCGTGCTCGATGGATCAGCTGATGCGAACCATGCCGGTAATCCGATCGCTCTGCAAAGCTCCAAAGCCAAATACTGTCTCGCTTCATTCATCTGCAATTGCTTAGGATCGAATCCGACAGTCTCCAGTGATACATCTGCATTGAGCACTGTGACTGACTTTGATGTGCGATTTAAGAATGTTTCTTTGAGAGCTTGCAATCTTTCCTTTGGCAAATTTGTGCCATTTGTTTTGACAACCATTTGTGGCGCAGGATTCAATGCGAAATCATAAGCTGCGCGCTCCAAAGCATGTGCAGCTCTTACTGTGCGGCCTGCGCGATTAAGCAATCCTTCTTGCATGTTGCCAAAGACCACAAGCTGCTCAGGCGCGATTGTAATTCCATCGACTGTGTAGCTTTCGATCTGTGTGCCGTTGGCATTTGTAAAGACGCCGACGCGCTCAGGCGCAACGCGCTCCATCGCTTGAATGCGTCCGGTGTCTGCATATCGTTGGGTGACGACTGCATAAGCCGCTGGACGGAATAGCAAATCCTCAGCGATCCATGCCCAAAATTCTGCGCCTGTGATTCGTGGATCAGGCTGATTGATTACGCGAGCTGATGAGACTGTCTCTCGTGTGGATTTGTTCTTTGTCTCCAATGGCAGTGATGCCACAGTGGAGCAAATGATTCCGCGAGCGCGTGCAATTACTGGCACGCCCATCGCCTCAGATCGAGATGCTGATTGAATACCGCCGAAATATGGCGCACCGATTGAATCGAGTGAATTGACCGGAGCCAAAGACGCATCGACGATGTTATCAATCGGCTTGGCTGCAGTGAATCGATCAAATAATCCCATGCGCCAATTTTGCCCCAGCGTTACAATCAAAAGACCATGATGTCAAGATCCGTCTCTTGGCGTGTCGCGAAATGCGTGACCAGCGCACATGCAACCGTCGCGCAGACAGTGCTCTGTGATGCCCGTCGTCCGATAGTCCATCCACCATCCCCAAATTTCAATTTGGCCGCTGACAAGACTTGTTTGGTCAATTCGGGTTGATTGATGTGTCTGAGTCTCTTCGATGTGACCGCTCCTAAGAATTCATCGCACGCTTGCCCATAGAGCGCGCCATCGATGTCCATGATAGGGATTCCAGCTGGCACAAGTCTTGATGCCACAGCTGATGATGTGCGCTTGCTGAAAGCGACAACCTCGACAGGCATCTCCCGATAGTAATCGGCGACATCATTTGCAATGGCCTTGTCATCGAGTGAAATTGCGTTGTGCCATGTGTGCAGTAGCTTGACGACAAATTGATCATCATCGATGCGCTGAGCTGCGACCAAAGCTGCATCGCGTCTATCCGGTGAACAGTCCAGCCCTAGCCAGACAGTTTTCTCCAAGTCTAAATCTAAATCATCAGTCGCACATTCTGCCCATTCACCTGCAGGAATCGCCGAATCGATCGTCTGTACCCAGCGGCACAAGACTTCGGTACGGACGACATCAGGCGGATCATTCATCACAGCTCTCAAGTTATCGATGTGGACAGTGTGGCCAAGCGCAGGATTTGCCATCGCCGCGCCTTTCCAAAATCTTGGGGAATCGTCGATCAAATCATAATCGCTCGACCACTCAAAATATCCAATGTCATCGGCCGCACCGGACGCGGCAGCCAAGCCACGCTCTCGCAGTTGATTGAGCACCAATGAATGCTGATCGCCAGCATTGCTATAGCTCCACAGCTGAGGATTTTCCGCGGCCATCATGGTATATCGCAGAGATGCCCATGTGGATTCATCCTTGAGCTCTCGGGTCTCATCGATGTGGACAGTCGCAGGCTTTGAAATACCACGCGCAGCTGATGCGCCAGCTTTGACCATGTACCGATTACCGGACAAAGTCTCGATCTCCTCGGATCCATGCGCCCAGCGGATGCGCTTGACTTGCTTTGCCAGCCCATCATTGCTCTCGATCGCCTGCACGAGATCGCGGAATGTCTCCAGCGATGTCGTCAATCGATGAGCTGTGCCGATTTGCAGACCTTGATTCCACTCAAATAATCCCATAAGAATGCGTTGCTTCATGAATGTCGTCTTTCCTTGCTGACGAGCGACCACCAACTGGACCAATGGGTTTAGCCAACGGCCGTCACTTTTGTAGCGATGGGATTCCAAAGCCAGCCATTCCTGCCATGGGAGCAATGGGAATCCAATTGAATTGCTGAAATCGATCAGCTCTTGGCCACGCGTAGGCAGCTCAGGATGCAGCTTTGAGTGGATTCTAGGCGTCGGATTGCCATACAGCTTCTCAGGCGTGGTCTCCACAGGCTCTGTGAGCCGATCTGAGCCATCTTGAACCAGTCTGAGCCTTCTTGTGCCTTCTTGATCCATTTCAATGCCTTCTTGAGTCGTTTGGTGGTGAATTAAAACCTC